GCGAGATGAGCAAAAGACAGTCGATAAGGTAATTCTTGAACTTCAAACTTTCCTTGATAGGCTTTAAGATAGAAATGGCACGACCTAAACTTTATATCGGAGTGGACCCCGGCAGCACCTGCGGAATTGCAACCTTGCAGGCCGGAAGCCGTAGCCCGAATGTTTACCAGTTCAAATCCAATATCGAAGCCATGTTTTTTGTGATTCGATTGGCAAACGATTGGGATGTTGAATTAACAATTGAAGATGCACGATTGGCAATAAAGACCGCCTACCATGCCCGGACTCAGACTAAGGCAAAGGATCAAGGCGTGGGCTATGTGAAAGCCTACTCAAAGGAATGGGAAGCCTTCTGCCAACTCAAAGGCTTTTCCCATCGGATGGTAACTCCTAATTACCGTATAACCAAAACCAGCCCGGAGTACTTTGAACAGCTGACCGGGATAAAAACCTTAAAAGGAGAACATCACATGAGAGATGCCGCCATGCTGATAATCGGGAAAAGGTAATACTTTTGGAATTGCATTGAAAATTGGTTAAAAGATGATAAAAACGAAAAGGGCGCAAAATTTTTTTGTGCCTTTTTTTATTGGTAATCAGGCAGTTAAAAAATAATTGCAAAAATATTTATTAAAAAGTTTGCAGATTAAAAAAACGGTATTACCTTTGTATCAGTTAAAACAAACAGACCAATGCAGTATCACACAAGAAATTTTAAAGAGTTCAAAGGCAGTAAGTTTACAGAAGGAAGCACAAGCTTTGAGTTTTTAATGAACCACCCTAAAAAAGAAGGTTTATTTATTTACAAGGTTGTTCCACAAATAGATGCCGATGCTGAGTTAATCAGAGATTGGTTCGTTAGCGGTTGGGATGTCAAAGCTGCTTTAAAAACAATCAACAAAGCCAAAGGCGGCAAACTCGAAGGCTTTTCAAAAACTACCTGCTCAGGTTATTCACTTTTAAGAGATGGCCGCAGGGTAAGAATCAGCGATCATGAAGCGATTGCAAGTCGGTCAAAGTCAGATGTTGAATTTATCATGTCTTATCGGAGAGGCGCAATTTATCTGAATGGAGAAATCGTTTTTCAGGCCACAAAAAATTCAACATCCCAAGACCTTTACAACGCACTTGCCAATGCCTTCTAATCGTAAGCGCAAGCCCGGAGGCGGCAGGAAGCCGCAATACCCAGAACCGACAACTACCATTGCCTTTCGGGTGCCGGTCAGTCAGGTGCCAAAAGTCAAAGTCCTGATTGCCGACTTTCTCGCAATTTTCAAAGCCTCCGGATAGGGGGCTTTTTTGTTTTTAAATATTCGTACCTTTGCCGAAACAAACCCTACGACCGTGCCATTAAAAAAAGGCTATTCTCAGAAAACGATCAGCAAGAACATTAAGACTGAAATGAAGCGAGGCAAGCCGCAAAAACAGGCAGTCGCAATCGCTTTGTCGGTCGCAAAAAAGGCAAAGAAGGCCGCTAAAAAGAAATAACCCATGCCCATCGCAAAGACTGGATATTGGACCACCGAGGACGGCAAAGAACACATCCATGATGGTTCGCTTGCCTTTTCGTTGGTCAAGTTTGCCAGTATGCACCGGCTTACCACCATTGCCGACTTTGGCTGCGGTTTGGGAAATTATGTTTGGCAGCTGAAAAAATCCGGATTGGATGCCGTTGGCTACGATGGCAATCCGAATACGGAAAGCCTGACAAAAGGCAATTGCAAAACCTTGGAACTTGCCAAAGACTTTGACCTGAAAAAGAAATTTGACTTGGTTATTTCTCTCGAAGTAGGAGAACACATCCCCGTTGAGTTTGAGTCGGTTTTCCTTGCCAACATCACCAACCATTGCAGGCGATATTTAGTGCTGAGTTGGGCGATACCGGGGCAGGATGGCATCGGCCATGTAAACTGCCAGTCAAACCAATACATTATCGGCAAACTTGCTGAACTTGGATTTACTTACGAAGCCAAATGGTCGGGAATCTTGCGAAACCGCTCCCGATTATCTTGGTTCAAAAATACTTTGATGGTTTTTAAAAAATGAAAATAATTCCGATTTCAAAACTTATTCCAAACCCGTCTAATCCAAGACTTATCAAAGACGATAAGTTTCACAAATTGGTTCAAAGCCTGAAAGACTTTCCAGAAATGGCAAAAGTCCGGCCTATTGTCGTGAATACCGAAATGGTAATCTTAGGCGGCAATATGCGCTTTAAGGCCATGAAAGAAGCTGGCTGGAAAGAAGTGCCTGTTGAGGTTGTTGATTGGTCTGAGGAAAAGCAAAGGGAGTTCATCATCAAAGACAATGTAGGCTTCGGTGAGTGGGATTGGGAGAATTTGGCGAATGAGTGGGATGCTGAGCAGTTAACAGATTGGGGGTTAGAGGTGCCTGCATGGTCAGCAGGCCACGAAGTAAACCAGATGGATGAAAACGATCTGGATATGAGCGAAGAATTTGACCCTATCGGTTTAAGTAAAGGTTTACAAAGAGTTGTTTTTATTTTTGACGGACCTGATGAAGCAGAAAGTTATTTAAAAAGTGCAGGGGTTGAATTTAAAAAAATGGCAATGGCATGGCAAGCAAACCTCAGTACCCAATCTATATAATCAGCAAGGGTAGAGCCTTTAACCCATTGACAGCTAAAAATCTTGAATTATCAGGCTTAGATTATTTTATTGCAGTTGAATCACAGGAAAAAAACGATTATGTAAAAGCATTGGGAGAAAAAAGGGTTTTAGTTTTACCTTTTTCAAATTTGGGTTTAGGTAGTTATCCTGCAAGAAATTACTGCTGGGAACATGCAAAAAATAATGGTTTTAAATATCATTGGTTATTAGATGACAATATTTTGCATTGGCGTAAATGGGTAAATAGATTTAGGCAAAAATGGGATGACATTGGGAGCGCATTGGCTTATGTTGAATCTTTTGTAAATAAAAATAATATTGATTTAGGAGGGTTTGAAGAATATAACTTTTGCCCACGACCAAGAAAACAGCCTTTTAAAATAAATTGTCATGTTTATTCTGCCATACTGATAAAAAATGATTTACCTTACAGATGGAGATTGAAATATAATGAAGATGTGGACTTATGTTTACAGGTTTTGCATAATGGAGGAAGTACAGCAAGTTGTGATTATTACATGATTAATAAGGTGGCAACATCTGAAAAAATGAAAGGCGGAAATCAAGACGAACTTTACAAAGGGAATGACCCAAAAAAGAAACTATTAAAGGCTAAAATGCTGGAAGCTGTTTGGCCGCAATACGCTAAAACAGTAATCCGATTTGGCAGGTATCATCATTTTGTTGATTGGAAAATATTTAAAAAAGGTTTGCAAAACAAAAAGTAGTAATATATTTGCATAAATAAATCAAGATTAACATGAAAAAAGTATCATTTGCATCTCTTAATCAACACATTGTGGAATATTACCAAAATGGTAAATTCATAGGTAGTGAAACGCTTTCTGGTGAAGTCCCTCAGTCAGAAGTTGGATATTCAAATGCAAAATTCATAACAAATGACAAAAAGAAATTTAAGCGTATTTTTACGGCCACGATTGATAATCCCTTTAAAGTTGTAAAGTACAACTTGCAAGGTCGAATAAAGCCGTAAAATCAATTTAAATACAGTTTGTATGCCTTCTGGCCGAAAAGATATTTACAAAGATGCAAGGCCATTCAAAAAAGGCCAGTCTGGAAACCCCAATGGCCGGCCCAAAAAACTCCCGGAACTCCGCGAACTTTTGGCCAATGTTTTGGGCGATGAAAAGGACGGCAAAAGTGCTGCTGAAGCCATCCTAATGGCACTCAGGGCCAAAGCGACCAAAGGTGATGTCAGGGCCGCTGAGTTGCTTTTGGATAGGGCTTACGGCAAGGCAAAGCAGGAGATTGTGGGTGAACTGCAACTTAACAGGGTAATCAGGCCAAAGCATCCGGACGACCCCGAAACCGAATAATGGCAGTTCTTGACCTGAGCGATTCCCGGATTTGGAACCAGACCTATTTGCCGGCCGTAACAAAGCCGAAAATCTATAACATCCTTTGGGGCGGTGCCGGAAGCGGGAAATCGCAGCAAATGATTCAAATGCTGCTATCCGAGATTTTCGATTCCGAAACAAACCAAAACCAAACCTTTTTCGTTATCCGCAAGGTTGCATCCACTTTGCGCAACTCGGTTTTTCAGGATTTCAAAAACAAGATTATCGACTGGAATATCGGGAATGAAATCCGGATTATTGAATCTCGACTTGAAATCAGATGCGGAAGCAATCGCATTGTTTTTCTCGGCTGCGATGACCCTGAGAAATTGAAATCACTATCCCAAAGCAAATACATTTGGATCGAGGAAGCAACCGAACTGACCTTGGAAGACTTCACCCAAATAACCCTACGATTGCGGGGGAAAAGTCAGCACACCAAAAGACTTTTCATCACATTCAACCCGGTATCGGATACCCACTGGCTGAAGAAAAGGTTTTTTGATGAAATTCCTGAAGATGAAACAAATGAGGTGCTAACAATCAAGGCAACCTATCTGGATAACCTCGACAAACTGGATTACGAATACATCAAGAGATTGGAAGCGTTGAAAGAAGTGGATTCCACGATGTACGAAATCTATGCAAAGGGTAATTGGGGTGTATGGGATAAGGAAAAGTTATTTGCCCGGGAGTTTAAAGAAGAGGTTCATGTCTTCAACGGGGCAATCAAAGCCCTGTCTGCCTTGCCTCTTTACTTATCCTTTGACTTCAACTCAGCAAACGGTGGTAATACTTGCCTTGTTGCGCAGCACACCATTAACGCAGCCAAAGACCGCTATTACTGCAATGTGAATATCCTGAAGGTTTACCGGATGCACGACTTAGAAGCGATGTGCCAAACCATCTTAGCTGAATATCCGGGCTTTGAGTATCATGTAAACGGGGACCGGTCCGGCAAGAATGCAAACGAAGCAACGA